CCAACAAATAAAGCCATCATAACACATCCTTTCTAGAATTCAGGTGAGAATCCACCACGTATAGTACCGCCACCCATTCTCCCTTCAATTTCAGCTTGTATTGCATCGAAATCTCCTGTAACTGTTTTAGTTTCTTTATTCTTTTTACCTTGATTAGTCTTAACTTGTATCTTAGGCTTAACTACTTTAGTTGTATCAAAGTTGAACGTTACACCTACAGCTATTCTTATGACTTTGATCGTCATTGAAAACACGAAACCGTTTCTTATTTTGTTATCATGAATAGTATCAAAGTTTTGGATTACTGCATTTGATACATCGTTTCTACCTATATATCTTATTAATTTAGCTTCGTTCATATATCTTCTTAATAACTGTAACTTAGGAAACGCATCAGTTCCAACAATTATACCTGAAAATGGTATTATATCAGGCTGAACATTCACGTTATCCACAATATTAACACCTTTTTCAACAGGCCTATCAGTTATTGCATTGGTCTTTGAATACGTTTCACCTTCATTTACTGAAAATACTACATCTCCAAATTCGCCTGTAATCTTAGAAAGACTCATTTATCAATTCACCTCCAAGCTAACACCTAAACTAATACCCATGTTAATAAATACTTGCTCTATTTCTTTTTTTACTTCTTTAGCTATTGAAACCTCACTTTTATTTGAACCATTTATATTGATATTTATCTCAGGTCTAATAACTGCTGAATTATTAGTATTGTTGCTTGTTGCAGCTCCGGCTTCTGCAGCTGATCGTACTCGTTCACCGCCTTGGAATGATACGAGTTCACCTCTTGGACTCTCGTTAATTATTCCTAATCCTTTAGGTGCGCTTCTTGTACCTATAGCGAATCCTCTTGGTGATCTTGGTGAAGATGATTTGCCAGCGTTACGACCACTTGTCACAGTAACATTTTTATTTTCATTTAATGTTATCTCTGAATCTATTCCAAGAAATTTACCTACTGTATCAAATAACTTTTTCCCGGCTTCTTTTATTTTATCCCAATTCCTGATAACCGCAACACCGACCGTAACTATAGCTGCTATGGCTAGAACTACTAATCCTACAGGACCTAATAGTGCTGTAAATGCAGCGCCAAATGTAAGTGCTCCGCTAGAAACAGCAGCTACTGCTATTCCTATATTTAAAAATACAGGACCTAGAGCTGCAATCATAGGAACTATTACACCAGCAATTTTTAATACTGCAAATCCAGCTGTCAATCCTGCTAATAAAGGTATTAAAATCTCTGAATTTTCATTGGTAAATTTTAAAACTTCGCCAAATATTCTTAATCCTTCAGCTGCTACATTTATACCATCTGCAATGAATTTTGTAATAACATCGAAGTTTTCATTAATTAATACAAAGAATTGACCTAACTGATCATTAAGTGGAGCACCTTGAGCGAATGCATCTTCGAAATTACCGCCTAATCTTTTAAGTTGATTTGTATAACTTCCAGATGTTGCTTCTGCATCACCCATAGCATCTTGAGATTGACTAACTACTACACCGAATCTAACTTGCATCTTAGTTAATTGATCTAAATCAGAGAAATTACCTTCTAGGCCTAAGTTTTGCATTTCTTCAGCTAACGATGCTTCAGTAAGCGCAATACCAAGGCTTTTTACTGCTAAATGATTTCCAAGAAGTCCTGATGTTAATTTATTTAGAACATCAGGATCGGCTTCATTGTTAAAACTTGCAAGGTCAACGCCTACTTGTTGCAATGCTATAGCCATGTCCTTACCTTGCTTCCTAGTCGCACCGAATCCAACTAATAAATTTTGATTATCTGCTAAGAACCGTTTAGTTTCATTGGCACTTCTACCAACTTTATCTGAATAATCTTCGGCCCATGCTGCAGCTTCAGGTGCTAAATCACCAAATACTACTCCAAACTTAGCTGTTTCTTCTTCAAGATCTGCGGTAGCGCCAGTTATTGTTAAGAATCCCCTCTTTATAGCTTGAAAACTAAAGTAACCTAGTAATGCACCGCCTATTATTTTCATTCGCCTATTAAAGCTTTCAAATGCGTTCTGACCATTTCTAGCTGATGCTACAGTTCTAGAACCTAAAGTTTGCATTCTTCGGCCTGTAGTCTGTACCGTTCTACCAAATCGAACCATGGTCCTATCAGTTTGAACTACATTACGTTGATAATCATCAACTGCATCATCTGCCCTACGTATAGGAGTATCATTTATTCTGTAGCCTATGCTAAACGTCAATTGCCTTACGTCTGCCATACCTTCACCTCCTGATATAAATAAAGAGAGTAAGCCAACCGCCTACCCTCTAAGTTTATTGCTGTTTATTTAATTGTTCATTGTGATAATTTAATGCTGCGTTGGCTTCTGCTATTTCTTCAATATCCATATTCCAAACTTCTTTTTTAGACATACCACCTTCAAAAACTAATCTCCACATGTGATATTTTTCTTCTGCTATTAGTTTGTAATCTAAATTATTTTTACAAATTAATTCTTCTGTTTCTTCGTCTATCTCACTAACTTGTAAGAAATCGTTCGCATTCACCAAGCAATTCTTGTAGTTCTACAAATTTACCATCCATTAAAAAGTTTTGACATTCATCAAATACTCTTTCTGATACCGGTTGTGCGTGTTCATATTTGTTGAAATATTCTAGATCAATCTCTTCACCTTCAACCATTTTTTCAAGCATTTCTTTTCGCATCATGCCAGGGTGAGGATAACCGTTGTTCATAGTATTTTTAGACGTTGTATTCATCGCCCATGAAATACCAGGATGAATCAATATGAATGTTTCGAATACTTCTTCATCATCAACTGTATCAATTAAGATATCCACATTCTTTTTAGTGCCTTTTAAATTATCAAATTCTTTAATTTCAACTTTTGGATTAACCACAACATGCTCTAAGTAAGATTTTGAAATTTGCCTTTGATGTGGATAACCGTTTTTCATTGCACATTCTGCGTTATTGTCATGATACCATCCTAACCCAGGACGTTGTAGAGTGTATTCAACTCCACCTACTTCAACTTGTTTTTGTTTAAATTTACTCATATGCTCCGGACCTCCAATTTATTCTATGATTCTTTAACTTGATGTTTAGGTAAGTGGAAAACCCATTCACGAGTACCAATTTCTTTTCCGTTTGCATTATCAGGTATTTTAAGTATTACACCATCTTCACCGGATACGCTTTGACCATGATCGTTACTGTCTGTGCTGCTGAATGAAATTGGTGTTTTAGCTTGTGATAAACCAGTTAAGTAAGAATTACTAGGTGAAGTATTCTTAAGTGTTACTGTCATCATACAAGATTCATCAGGATTTTCGGAATAATCAACCTCACCTTGAGAACCTTTATATGGTGTATAATCATCTTCTTCTTTCGAATACTGAAGAAAATCACCATCACCAAAACCTGTTAAAAATACACCGTTTATTACTACCGTTTTTTTCTTAGGATCATACATTTATATTTCCACCTCTTTCTATTATAATTCTCCTACAACTACACCGTTTACTACCGCTGATTCTATTGCTCCTGCTTCAACGTATTGGAATGTTACAGATCTTAATATTCTGTCTGCTATAGCTTGAGGATCAGTTGCAAATATTTGAGCTCTTGTTAAGAAGTTTACAATGAATTCAAATGTTTTGCCATCAGGCTTTCTTGCAATTATGCCTTGTGCTCCAGCTAAGTTAAGAACAGATTCTAAGGCCCCCACTATTTGAGCGATTCCAATATCATCATAGGCAACTTTATCATTATTTATCAATAGCGATGCAATGGCTTCTTCCATTCTAATCTTTATGAAGTCTTGTGAACGTCTTTGGTCAATGAACAAAGTATTTGTCATTAAACCATCTGATGTCACGCCGACTCCGTAAGAGTTAATGAATGTATTCCATCTTGCAGCTCTGATTGCATTGAAGTCTGAAGTAGAAAGTTCATTAGGAGTTATCCCGTTCAATCTTTGATTCTTCCAAGTCAATGAACCTGGATCTTTCGGTCCACCCTGTCCAACTATTGCGCCATCTAAGAATTCATCAGCTGTTGCATGATAGTACATAGGCAATCTTTCCGATAATAATGAAGCTGGATAAACTGATGGTAAAATGTCAGTTCTAGTGAAATATTCTTTTGTTTGTGTTGAAATCCATGTTTCGAATGCATCTTGAACAACGTAATTAGCCAAGTCACAAAGTAAGAAATACCAATCATCATTAGCATTAACTATTGTGTTAAGCTCTGTTACTAATTCTGTTGTATCATTGTGATATGAATAATCTGCTGTGATAGGTCCAACTTTAGTTCCTGTGAATGTTATTGTTCCGGCCACATAATCAATTGATGCAATATCTCCTGCTACAATTGGAACCGAATTATCTTGAAGATCTATAATACTATCAACTTTAATGTTTCCGTTTGCAAATTCCCAAGTCGTTTGATCACCTGAATCTGATAAACTTTCATCATCAACCGCTGTATCTTCAGTAAATAATTTACCTTGGATAGCAATTAGTGGTGGTTGGAACTCTTGTGAAAATAATGCTGCAGCAATTTTGTAAGCTATTGTACTTACTGCATAATCTACTGCTACTTCTGATATACTTGCATATTCTGCATATGCTAAATCTTTATCAGTTGCAAGTATAAAAGGTTTTCCAAATCCTGCTTGAGTTATCCCTCCGGCCTGTCTCGTAATGTTAATAATAATATCTGCTGGCAATGTTATTCCTCCTTTAAATTATTATCTGTTGTATCTCTACCGTGTTAATACTTTCAATTGTCTTGCTTATGGTTCTATTATAGCGTACTCTTGCATCAAATCCAAAACGTCGTTCATAATTGTCCTGAATCAATACATCTCTATTCTGTATATCGGTTGTATCTATTACCGCTATTCCTAAATTATCTAGATAAAATTCGCTATTAAATTCAAACCAATCTTTCATATCTTGTATCAATCCATACGTCTCTGCATCGTTTAAAGAATAGGCATTAACGCTTAACGTCATTTCAGGCATTTCAAGTTTAGAAACAGTGGCATTATCTACATCAGCTTCGGTTACAACTATTACATCTTCACCTATTTCATTAGTGTAAGCTGTAATTACTTTAACTGAACCGAATGGATAAGAATCTTTAGGAGCTTCTTGGTCTGCTGATACTATCTGAGGTGTTAAGGCTCTATTTAACCCTATAATTATTGCATCCTGTACATTATACGGATTCACCTGTTTCACCTACCCTTCTAACGATATAACGCCTAAAACTACCCATTTCAAGGTAGTCTCTTGGTTCCTGTATCGTCCATACTTTTGATAGATATTCGATCTGTTCATTTGTCTTAAAATCAGATTTACAATACAATTTATAATCTGAAGTTGTGTATGTTCCTGGTTCTGTATACTTTAAATCTTTTTCGGTTAATGGTAGCATAACGCCTTTGAAATCAGTTCTTACTTCAGTACCTTTTACATACTTACCATTTTCGCCATAATCGCCACCAGTTCTTTTAATATGGACCATTGTTTTTAATAATCCTCTAGGTAGCTTTGCAAATCCAAACCCTCTCATGAATAATATCACCTCACTTTGAATGTTATTCGTTCTCTGAGCGTTCCTGTGTTGATTAGTGGATTAGTCTTAGGCTTTTTCTTTTCGAGTGTGTAAGGATGATTAGCCGGACTTCTTAGGTCTGTTAAGTATTCTTGAGTCATTCCTACAAGATTACTCCCTATTTGATCAAACATTTGCTGTGGTGTTATTTCAAAATTCAACACTCGTTCTATCAAAACTTCACCCATAGTTTCTATTCTTCTTTTATTCTTATCATAAGAACCTCTGATGAATGATCTTTCAGGTATCTTAATATGAGTAGTAGATGATTTCAGCGATAATCCGGTAGCTCTCAAGAAATTACGCATCTTTTCAGTAACTTTTATATTCAACCCGAACTCATTAACATTTGCAATCATAAGAATTTTAGAATCATCCGCACCAAATATACCAACTTCAATTACAGTGCTATTGATTTTCTGAATAATTTTTAATAATTCTTGTACTCTCGATTGATCTTCTACTCTAACAGTCATAAACTACACCCTTACATTCTTGTATAAACTAATAGTTTGTGATTGTTTATTAGTTACATTGTCAGACCAATCCCATTTAACATCAGATATTCCGAATGATTCTAGGCCTTCACTACCTGCTGAATTGTAAGCCGATGATACTAATTGCTTGACTACCATCTCGATATCCCAAGGCAATGTCCTAGGTTCAGGAACAGTATCATCTTTAGGTAATACATACCCAGCATCATAAGTTGCTTTGATGTTTAACTTACTTTCAATCAGATGGTTTGACATTCCTGAACTTCTTGAACACTTAGGCCATACACAATCTGAGTAAAGCAGACCTGATGAAGCTTTGAATATCTCGTAATCAGTATATTCAACATCATCAATAAGTATTTCTGTTATTGATACAATCGGATAGTGATTTAATCGTTGCTTCAATCGTCCAGAACCTGATAATCTTTCGTTTGTGTACGTCTGCAATCCAAGCTGTCTACTGTTAACTCTTTGTATTCCATCAGATATTGCATTGATTTGTTCAATCAGAAAATCATCATTCGATGTATCAAGTGCAGCTATCTGAAGATAATTTTTAACATTTTCTAAAGTAGTTAGAGCATTATCACTTAATGTCATATTCTACACCTTCTTTAGTATTTCTTTTATTAACACAGACTTTTTCTTGTTATACCATCTTTCAACATCTAATGATTTTGCAATTGCTTTTAATTTATCAGGCTTCATAATATTCAATTCATCTTCTGTATAACTCATTTTGTTTTCTTCAGGTTCAACAAATTTAGTTTCTAATTTTTCAACTTCGGTAGTTTCAATTTCTATTTCAGGTTTTTCTATTTCAACTTCAGGCTTTTCGATAGAATTTTCCTCGCAAGGTACAGCATAATGAGGTACAAATAAATTAAAAAAGGCCTCGGGAACCCCCAAGACCTCTCCCTTTTTGTATTCGATTACTGTAATTCCATCATAGGCCCCTTTGAAGTCTTTAGTTATTTTGACGTTCTTCATTGGACACCTCCGATTTAATTATTAGTTAGATGCATCTTGCTCTGCTGTTGCTGCTCGTTTTGGATGTCCAAGGATGAATTCCATTCCGATTGGTGCTGCAACAGTTCCGACAATTGTGTGTACTTCTCTGATGTAACGCTTTTTACCGATGTAACCTTGTCTGAAAGTACTTACATCATCAGCTGCATCATCAAGAACAATATTAGCACCTAGCAAATCTGCTGCCGGAACATCTACTGCATCTGCTAAATCATCTTCATCACCATGTTGCAATTTGATAGAAACTTTCTCAGTTCCAGTGAATGCAAAGATTCCTGTGTTTACAATTAATTCAGCTGATAAGAAACCGTTCGTATCAACTGTCAATCCGTTTCCTGTAGCAGTTACCGATACTGACGATAACGCTGGAACTACTTTAATATTATGATGCATATCTCGTTTCATTAATTAATCCCCCCTATTATGATGACTTGATTACTAGTTTAACAAGTGCTTCAGGTAGAACTACCTTACCACTTACACGTTTGTGAAGTACAAATTCAATTTCGCCTTGCTTTGCACGAGTGTACTGATCTCTAAGAATAGAAATCTCTTTACGATCAATGATTTTATAACCACGTTTCCAATCTCCGAATGCAACAGGAGTAGAACCGTTAGCGATATCAGGCATATCATGAGCTTCAATTACACGAACATTGTTGATTGTTCCATAAGGCTTATCAGCAAAAGTTCCTGCAGGTGAGAATAAGTAAGCACCTTGTTCATCTTTAAGCTTTCTTACTATGCCTAAAGTAGTTCTGTTCATCAAGAATGCTGCGTTAGCACTCATAGCATAAGACGTTTTTACTTTGTAGAACAAGCTAAGTAAATCATCGCCATCAAGAACACCAACCGCTGCCGATTCAACAGTTAATACATCAGCATCTTGAAGGAATCCATCAGGCTTATTATCACCATCACCAACAACAAATGCAGCACCTTCGGCTTTTTCGAATTGTTCACGTGCATCTGAAATGATTTCTTGTTCAAGATTGAAATCCGAATCTTCAAGGTCCTCATTAGTTATAACAATAACTGCTGTAAGCTTTTCAGGTGTTACACGTTCTAATCCGTAAGTTGAATTTGTTTCTTCTGCTGTTTGAGTTTCACCTTTCCAAAGTGCAGTAGGTGTTGTTTTACGTCTAGGCATCAATACTGATTTACTAGCAGTAGTTCTAATACCAGCTACAGAACGTATAGGAGAAATTTCAACGTCAGCTTTAATTATTTCGTTAGTCATTTCTTCAGATGCTAGATATCCACCAGTGGTATCATCAGCAACCGTCATAGTTGCTTTTTCTTCAAGTGTTAATTCGTTTATACCTTTACGAAGGAAGTCAGCATGTGCTTTCACTTCTAGCTCAGATTTTGGATCACCTCCATTATCTCCACCGAATCCAGGACGATTCATTTTCAATTCCATTTCTTCCATCTTCTTTTCGATGTTAGCGATAGAACCATCAAGTTTTGTAACAAGATCAGAATCTTTTGCTTCGATTGCTGCTTTCATTTCAATTTCAATTTCTGACAATTTAGTTTGTAGTTTTTCTGCCATTTCTTTAAATTCCATAGGTTGTTAACCCTCCTTTGTGAATGTTGATTTAAATTCAAACTTAAATTCTTCATCTTTCTTTTCTAATTCTTCATTTTCTTTTTTATCAGGTTCTTCTTCACCTAATATAGCTTGAATTTGCTTTACAAGGCTATTAAGTTTAGCTTTGTTCGCTTTGCTGATAGATGCACCAGCTTTTGCTTCAAATTCTTTTGTTTCTAGGTCCAATTCATCAGATTTAGTACCAGCATTAATCAAAGCACTTATAGTCTCTTTGTAAGCTGTTGAAAAATCAGAAAGATTCTTGTCTAACATTAGAAGCTTTTGCTCCTTAGTAGATTCAGAATCATTAAGTAATCTTCCTATCGACTCATGGAATGCATTCATTACCATGTGCGATTTCCTACCATTTTCACGCATTGCTAATATTTCTGTGAAAGACATAGCTTTTTCTTCAATATTATTATCCTTTTCGATTTTTTCCACCCCCTTCATCTCAGTTACTTTAGCTTTCGAATTCATAGGAATAGTTACTCTACTTATTTCGAAAATTTCAATATCTTCTAGGTTTCTAACACCCTTCGTATCATAACTATACTTGTGTGTCACATATCCTATTGATAACTTAAGCTTTTTTCTTTTACCTAAGACTTGACTTTTATATGCTTCAGGGAATATCGGGTTTCCGTTTTCTAAAGTATCAAGGTATAATTGCCCTTCAACTTCAATACCATCTTTAGTTGAGAACATTTTCATTTCTCCGTGATCTGTACCCATTGTATGCTGTACTAAAAACGGAACTACTTTTCCTTCATTACGTTTAGATGCACTCGGTAGAACTCTGTCATCTCCACGATCTATATTGTTGAATGGTGATGCGATACCTTTGAATTTTCCGGTTTCATCCATTGATTTAATTTCGAATTCAAATTCTTTCTTTTCAAGGATATCTAACTGTTCCTGAGTAAACTTATCCAATTTTACACCACCTTTCATTACAAAGTAAAAACCCCATGCCTAAGCATGAGGTTCTGCGCGATTTGTATCGCCATAGCTTAGGTCCATCATCCCGACGGTCCCTTTATAGCTAAATTATAACATACCATATTTAAAAATGAAAATAAGCTGTTTTAAATGCAATTAGAATTCATCATTATATGTTATCGCCCATTGGTCTATACTTGCGTTAGTACTAATCGCATAAAAGTGAGCTACTTGACCTCTACGCAATCTTGACTCCACTATTTCAGCCACATTAAGCGTTCTTGTATCAGTTTTACCCATTATCAGGAATATGCCTGATTCCTTGCCGGTTCCAATATCAACCACTTCATCTAGTGAATATTCAACAGGCCCATCATCCGCAACAGTTGCCCATGTACCAGGTGTTATTATATCAGGATTAAATTCTAATCTTATAGTTGCACCTTGTGCTCCGTCGGTTTCAGCAGACATTGTTTTTAATAATGCTCCAATTTTATTTCTTATCTGTTTGTATTCTTGAGGTTGTCTAAATAATGCAATAGTAGTAAGTCCTACTACTGATACTGCCATAGGTAGAACGAATGCTTGTTCTCTTACGGTTGGATCATTCCCATTACCTCCGAGAGTTCCTGCAGCTATCGAACCTATACGAATATCTAATCCTAATCCATTAGGATCATCAATTTCAAACGATAACGGAGCATAAGGAACAGATACATTAGTTTTCAAAGATGTTCCTGGATATTCTATTCTGTGAAATGCAATCCATTGATCATCAGGTGTTTTTACACTGAATGTTATTGGTGCATACCCTAGATATCCATATGTTATCATAAACACATTACCATTTTCGAGCAAATCAGTTATATTATATTTACTAGGGAATACTCCATCTAATTTGTCTAAATTAAAATCTTCTCGTTCTACAAATCTATCGAAATCTAATGTCGGTGAAGCTCTGTTAGTCCTATCAGTTCTTCTATGTCTTATTCCAAACAATCCATCCTTTATTCCTATCTGGAATCCATCTTCAGCATCACATATACCTATTCCATAAAAATATGTACCTACTGGTAGTCCTGCTACGAATGCAGCTGTTCCATAAGCATATATCATTTGTGCAGCTCTGTATCTTACTGATGTTAATGACTCTATAAAATGAGAACCTGGTAATATATTTCTATAAACTAAATTACTATCTATTATTGTTACTTCGAATCCTGCTGGTAATGTATCCAACCCTACTATTTCAGAAAGTCTTGCATCATACGAATATATTGCAGCAATCTGATCCTTTCTTACTGCTATTGCAGCATCACCGAATGTACCTATAAATTGTTGTCTACCTGCAGGATCTTTATTTGTTACACCTAAATTAGCTATCGCATCTAATAAATCAGCAATATTAACAATTGTATCATCTTCTTTAGCTCTCCAACCACTACCGACTCTATAACTATCAGGGTTAACTACTAAGTCACCTGTTTCCTTTATTCCCATTAGATCATCCCATCCTTTCGAATACTCCGGTAATCTTTCAGGGTAGGAACCCGAATCGGAGCCATTCAGTTAAGATAAGGAGCATATCAAACCTTATTCCTACCCTAAGTTGATTATACATGTAAACAAATAAAAAAGCCAAATGAGGTTAATCATCAGGCTTTTGTGGTATGTTAATCTTGAAGTTTTAAAAATCTCAGTTCTTTCATTCTTGATTCTATTGTATCTACAGCTTCGTTATATCCAGCAATTCTACCTTTTTCTATTAAGTCGTAACTCTTATTACTTATTTCTGCACAACCTCTAGCATATTCAGTTCTTTTAACCTTATCGATTGAAAATGTAAGTTTATCTATACACTCTCTAAGATATTCATTTTCATCTTTAGTGCTTTGTATAGCTGTGTCCATGTCTTCTTGATTATAGAATCCAGGAAGTTCAAATGTAACACTTCTTATATCTAACCATTCAGAAGCGCATTCGGAGAATTCAGTTGTTTCTTTTTCTTCAGTTGGTGGTAAACAAGGTTTGAAATAATCGAATTCTCCTACTTTTAATATAATGTGACCTGATTTTTCATTGTATAAATGTATATAATCATCATATCTTTCAATAACTTTTAGTAAATCATCAATTTCAACAAGTCCAATTAAAGAAACATCATTGACACATATAACATAACCATCTTTTTCAATATTGTTCATGGTAACAAGCTTTGAAAACTTCTTGATATTCTTTAATAATAAATATTCTTTATCACTATCACTATCAATAACACGAGCTCTATCAGATTCTATAGATAATATTTTATAATAAGTTTCTCCTATCCATATCTGATTCTCTTTAACAATAGAATCGTAACATAGTTCTTGATTGACAAACCATCCTCCATCATCTATGTTTGGAAATCGAAAAGGATTTTGATTCGGATCATATCGAAATGTTTTTTTAGGCTCAATGATATGTTTAAAATCATTTTCTTTTGTAGGTGGTAAGCAAGGTCCGAATTTACACCCATCTTCTTTAAGCATATCTATGAAATGTTCTTCTCCATTGTATTGATTTGTTTTTCTACATTCGCTATCGTGGAAATAATACCATTCTCCAGGCTGCATATTTTCCATAGTAACTAATTCGAATTGTTTAATCATAGTATCAGAATCTATCCAAATTGAGCCTAGTCCATTACGATAAATTTTAATCCCAGCATTCGAATCTAATTCTTCAACTAGGCATTGTACTCCATCTATTTTATTTCTCCATACTTGATCAGCTTCAATAACAGTATAAATTTCTTTTAAATCTTCACCACACTTCATTGATATATCTTGCTCTATTATATTATCAGCAATCTCAATAAGTAATTTATCCTTTGAAGACATATTCTTTTGAATACCGCCTACAGGCTTAAATTCACCTTCAAACAGTTCTTTCAATTGTTTTATTTGCTTTATTGAGTTATTCATCATCGTCACACTCTCCCATAATCTTAAGTGCATCTATTTGAGCTATTGCAGTCTTGAATGGTGCAGTACTAACCGCAAACACACAATTATTATTTGCTTTAACCAACCCTTCTCTAATCTTATTTAAAAGTTTAAGTTCAGATTTATTCATAATTACCTCCAATTTCTATCCATAACATGTTTTAATCTATAACCGCATGATTCGAATATTATATCTTGTTCAGGCAAATGTGGAAACTCAGAACACATTAATTGTTTATTAGGTCCGTGGTTTATACATTTATTATCTAAATATCCTGAGCATATAGGTTCTCTACCATCTTCAAATTCATTGCTTAATTCAAACTTAGCATCCACTGGTTCTTGTTTATAATTCAGAACTTCCATACTTATAGTTTTACCATCCTTGTAAGTACATTGCGCTCTTGCGTTAAATCTCCAGGCTTCAATACAGCACATACCACACATGTTACACTTACCAGTTAATACAAATCCATTAGGTGTAATATCATTCAATTACCGCACCTCCCACAATACCAAGCTACCATTGATCTTTTGTCTAGTCTTATGTACCATTTTGAACCTACCGTCAATCATTGCATAATCATTGTCTATTCCTTTGTATACGTCTAGACCTAGTGCGATTCCTTCGATTAGGACGTTTCTTTGTCCAAGCTTGCTTCTATGATACGTCTTACCTTCATCTTTCTTAACTTCTCGCCTGAATGGATTCTTAGTTGCCATCGTACACCACGCGATCATAGCTCTGTTCTTTACCACATCTGTTGCATAATACGAATTCGTTAATTGTTCTTAATTCAACGCCACTAGTCGGCAATACTACAGCAACAACCATATGTGTTAACTTTTCACCATTGATAATTCTTTCGTTTGCAATTTCAAACTTTTCTCTGATGTTTTTATTCATTAATATTCATCCTTTCTCAATCTATTATTAATTTCTTCCATCTGATCTTTTACTTCAAGCCTGTCCACATCATCTAGCATTTCATACATTTTTGCCATTAGCATGACCATTTGTTTTATTACTTTGGTTTCTTTAATTGATATACTCAACTTCATTATGATTCTTTCAAAATACTATATTCACCATAATATTATTAACTCTGCTTCTTTTCTTGCACTTATAGCACCTTCTAGACATTCGAATGTTCCCAAATGTATACTTTCACATTTATAACCTATTGTAGCATACCATTTATTACTTCTAGTTACATTTACACCTTTGTAACCAGTTTTGCTATCATCATATATTTTTCTATTCCATGCGTTTTCAAGCTTAGTACAAATTCTTAAATTGTTCTTGCGATTATCATTTGTTTTTCTATTTATATGATCACTACACTTATCATCAGGTATATCAATAACATATCTATGCATTTTAATATGATCCTGTCCATCTGTTTTAGGTGCGTGTGTAGTTGCATAACCACTTGTATCTATTCCCCAATGATATTTTTTACATTTATCAACATCATCTGAATCTATTATTATTACTCCTTTTTCATTTCCATTTTTATCATGGCATTTAATTTCAAAGTATGACCCTTTATCTATGTACACATTAGGCTTTCTTCTTTTATTTCTTCTTTCTTCAGAAAACCATTGTGCAGATATTGCTTCAGAACCCTTTCTTATTTCTATATCGTAATGTTCAAGCAGTTTTCTAACAGTCCTATTGTTAATATTCAATTCTTTCATTATCATTCTGTATGTTTTCATATCATTTGTATAAGCGTTTATTAACCAATCCTCTAAGAATTCTAAGTTATTTTCTTTTTCAACTTTCTTAATAAAATTAATCCAATTCATTTTCAATCCACACTCTTTAGAACAACAAGCTCCTTTCTTTTGATTAGGTCTTTTATAAAAACCTTCTCCACAATAACCACATATAGAATTTAATTTTCTTCCCATAAAGAAACACCTCCTATATATATTATACAGGAGGTGTAACAACAATGCAACGACACTTTAGAAGTCTGAAACGACTGCAATACAGCGACAATTCACAAGTTCGCTTACGTTTCCATTTGCATCTCCAGGGTATAAAAGACCATTTGAAAACGGTTTACCTATTTCTCTTATCTGTCCATCGAGTATAATATGATTAGCAACGTCTTTAGGTTTGTTCCCTCTAACGCTAATATCGCGTGCAGTTACCCACTTTGTTTTTTTAACTCCTGCTGCATCCATTGTAGTGAAGTTAGCATTCATGATTGTATTATGCGATTCTGTTCTTGCTATAGTAACTGATCTTGATGTTTTGTTAGTAGTCATAATGCCTTGGATTCGTTCAGCAATCATTACATTTGTTTCACCTTCCTGAAGTCCTGATGATATAACTCTTTGCAATTCCTTTTGAGTACTATCAGTTATGTGCTTAACTTGTCCAGCACCTTCAGTATTAATCCATTTAACTATACGTTCATCCATGATTCCTTTTATCTTCTGATCATCTAGGCCGAATCCAAATAAATCATTGGACACTTCTACGCCTAATGCTGATCCTTTTAGATATTCAGGCACCATATCATTGAATAGCAGCTGTTCTTCAAGCTCCCAGTTAGTCAAATCCTCAACTATCTGTTTTGATTTCTTGTCAGAATCACGCTTGCTTGCTTTTTCTTCAGTAATTATCTTAAATCCATTTAGGATTCTTTTTTCTTGTCCTATGAAATACTTTCTAACTGTTTTTTCAATTGATTTATCCATGATTTCCATAGGTCTATCAAATGCTTTTAATACACGTTCTCTTTTATTCTTATGCAAGGCCCCCTTTCTCTCTAATAAATAAAAGCCTTTTCTTCTTCATCCTTCGGTTTAGGTTCTGGTGGTGGTGCTGGACTTGTATCTGCTAGGACTAGATTCATTGGTAATAATAATTTTCCATCCACTACTGCATAATTACCACTCACTATACTATCCCCTACAGGACCTATAGTATCCTTTCCTATCTGCTGCAACTTTTGATTGATACTAAGGAATACTGACTCGTTAACTCTCTTGTATAGTTCGCTTACATCTTCCTGAAGTGCTAGTATATGATCTGTTGAGAATCCAAGGAATTCACCTTCATTTAGTTCATCTTCAAAGAAAACATTATATTCTTCCTTAACCATCTCACCTAATGGGATTACAGTATCCATATACAGAGCTTTTCTAGCTTCTTTGTAGTTTGCATATGTAGTTGATTCTGTATCACCTACAAGGATACTAGGGACTCCAATACCTACTGCTATTTGTCGCATTGATAATTTAGTCGATTCAATGAAATCTGCATCTTTCGGATTAACAAACATATCAACCCAAGTTACTCCACCATCTAACACAAGTGTTTCACCTGCATTTTGTGGACCTGATACTTCTTCGTCTAATTGTTCATTGAGTCTATCAAATTGAGGATCACTTAGTTCTTTTTCGCTTACAAATGCCCCTGATGGCCTTGCGCCATTCTGCATTAATGCTAAGTTCCAACCTAATGATGCATTCAGCATATCACCGGATTTAGCAACAGGTACGAATCTTGAAAGACCTCTACCTAATCCATTGAATTCATCTGAAGGATTAAAGAATTTTAAATGCATAATATCTTCAGGTGGTATTCGTTGTTCGTTACCGGCTGAATAAATAAAGCTTTTGATAGGTTCTGCTGGATCTGTACCGAAATCAACCTTACATTTATCAGGTCTTAATGCATAAAGCTCTTTCGGATTCCCTCCTGCTACTACCTTTTGAATAAATACATCGCCACCAATATACCAATATTTTATAAGAGATTCATTGTAACTCGATTTACCCTGAAATGGGTTAGGCTTTTTCAGTAGCATTGTCAAAGGATGATTCTTTACTTCTTCATCATTCCCATCAGCATCTTTCTTGAATACTTTCCAATCTAATTGGTTATAAGCTCTATAAATATGATCTAAACAAGCAAATATAACAAAATTGTTGTATCCTTCTTTTGACATAGTGTGATAATTTGTAGGACTATATACCGGGGTCCCTCCATATGTTTTAAGTATCTTAGTTATTACCACTGATCGTGTTGGTCCATTGCTTTTCTTTTCCCAAGGCCATTTCATAATATTATCTTCCCCTTCCTAGTTTTCTTACTCTCGGTTCCGGTATAACTTCAGTTAACGCTTCAGCTAGTCCTGATAATGAATCTGTTGCATCATCATTCCTGTTCTTACCAGCTTTATTATATGACATTACTTCTTTCATAAACTCATTATACTGGCTACCATAAGGCATATCATCCCTAAAGTAAAAATGTTCCTTAACGTATCCTGATTTCATAATGATCCTTGTTTCTTTATTCTTGGAATTCCATTTTTCAGCTATTGTACATTGAGATTTATCTTTGATGTGTCCTTTTACATTGTTTGCGAATGATAAACCTTCATTATTGGTTTCTATAGTTGTTATTTCTATCCCCCAATCAATAATCTTCTGAGCTAATTCAGGTTCAGTTACTCCCACACCTTCCTGCGTATACATAGCATCTACGATATAACAATCTTGACCATATATAAAAGCTATTGGTGCTGCAAGGAAGTCTTTACCTCTGTTGGCTACATCGACAAAAGCAATGATTCCATCAGGTTTCTTCCCTTTAATTTCATCAAGCTTATACCAATTCAACTTATCTGATGGATATAATAACCCTTTTGCACTCTTAGGATTCTGCATCCATTCAGCTTCCCATATTAGATCAGATGTTATTTTCATCTTAGATAACAACTTTTCAGTTGTATGGATAGCTTCACAGTAGCTTTTGCCATCTTTCGTTAGTGCAGGCACTACTACATTAATCGATTGTTCAGTATCAAAGAAACCTGCATCAATTAGCTTTCCTACAATATCCTTCTTGCTCCACCTTGTACCGATGAATAGTTTCTTGCATCCTTTTTCTTCACGTGAATCTGCTGCTGATCCATACCAGGCCCACTTCTTTTCCAATGCATAATCATTCAATGCTTCAAATTCATCTGCAATACTATCATCTAGTATAGAAAGTTTAGTCGCACCAAGCCCAATGATATTACCCTCTATACCTGCACCAAAGTAGCTTATACCTTGCTTACTTGATTTAAGCTTCCATCCTTCTACTGATGTCGATGCAAGTACCATATCGGGGAATATTTCTAAATGTCTTCCCTTATGCGTATCACCAGTTATTATGTCTTTGATATCACTAGAGAACTTCTTGTATAGTTTTCCAGTTACAGTATTCCTCATTATAGAATCTTCAGGAAACTTCCCTAATGTCCATGTAACGAACAAAGAACATAGGTAGCTTTTACCTGTTCTCGGTGGTAGTGATACATTCATAATATCTACTTCTGTCATACCTGGAAGCGGTTCTATTAGTCGCTGCATATCTATTGCTATTGTTTTTAATATTTCTTCACGCTCAACGAAGAATTCATAATCCATGTGCAAGCAGTATGCCCAAAAGTTTTCACGTTTTCTTCTCAACGCTTTGTCTTTAAGCAATAAGAACTTTTTCTCCTTAACACTCCTGGACACTTCTTTAATCATCTATACCCGGTATATCATCATTCATATTCGATGATTCGGTTTCATTTTCTCTAGCTTCTTCAGCTTCAAGCTCTGCTAATTGTCTTTCTAATTCTTCATCTGTTAAGTCCGATGCATCTGTTTTATAAATTACCTTCTCAATAATCTTCTCTTCAACTTTATCTTTCTGACCAAGCAATTGTATTCCTAACCATTTCTGCATAGTTACACTTTCATTTTCTAATGCTGACTTCTTTTGCGCCCGTCTTAAGCTCACTTTATACTCTGCTGCAAACACTTCGTAAGCTTCGGAAAAAGTTGCATCATAGGTTTGACGTAATTTGTTATCCAATGTCTTGTCTGTCAACCTTAGAACTGCACATATCTCTAACTTCGTACATTGTAGCTTACAGAGTTCTTCGAACTGTACATGATCGAATGGTTTTGGTGGTCTTCCTGTATCAAATTTACCACTACCATCATCTCTTAATTGGTGTATTACTTTTTTCTCTGTTGTTTCTGCTCCGTTTTTCTCTTTCACGTTACTCAGCTCCTTTCCACTATATTATACATCTTATATCTTTAAAATTGAAATACGGCTATTCTTATGCGTATTTAGTGTATATTCATTATTGTTTATTTCTTTGTCTCCGGCCTGTGAGTGAAGTTAACTAAAGTATTGCGATTGCTATATTCTTATTTTTACTTATCCATTAATTTTCTGCAATAAAAAAGAATCCAGTTCGACAACCGGATTCTTATGTGTGTGTTTTAAGTTTTAAGATACTATATGCCTTGTTTAATTATAGGCAGTCTATACAAGATCACACGTAGCCTGATACGAATACTCTCTTGACTTTGCAGAGGTTTAAAGATTCTAGAGTATTTGAGCTCTTCGAGAAAACATTCCATGATAGTTCTTGCGAGCTCCGTATCAATGTAATTGTGTAAATCATTATATAAACAAAACCTAAGTACATCTGCCTTTGTATACTCATATGGTTTCGTTACCTCCTTGTTAGTGTTATGTGCTGTTAGGTTATTATATCATACTCTTTCTATGCTTCGCATGGTAAACCAATTTGTTTCTAGTTTAATTGTTTAGTTCCCATCCGAATGATTTGTATGTTTCATCAAATATATGACCAACTATGAATAATTCATGATATTCTACCGCCATATCCAAATCTTCATTATCACCCATTTCTAAACACCCATCTAATATAAATCTTCCATCTTTGTACTTAACGTAGCCTTGATTTCCCTCACAATCTTCAACTACATCTCCTTCAGTAATCTCAATGCCTTTCATGTCTGCTACTGCTGTTTTCTGCATCAATATACCTTGATCTTCAGGTCCGTGCTGACTCAAATACTGAACTTTAGTCTGAGGTTTATTGTCTTGCCACACTTCTGTTGCTCCATTCCATGCCGGGAATGCTACATCATGCATAATACATTCTTCTACATTCCAAGCTCTGTAATTATTTTTCATGCTTTTTCATCCTCCATTATCAATTCTAGTTTAATAATTTTTATTTCATGCTTACGCTTTTTTAACATTTCTTCTTTTTCTGATAACATCTGTCTTTCTGCTTCTATATCCAAGCTAAGTACATATTCATCATGTTCTAATTGTTCCAATGCTTTTTCTAATACGTGTTTAACTACTTCATTCATGTTCTATTCCACCTTCCTATCACATTATTATCTTTCTATCGCTTTGCGATGTTTAATGCATTTCTATCATCAAGTCTTCCACTATTACAAAATCATCCGAAGCATCTTTGTTCAAGTCCATGCTCCCACCATAATAACCATTACTACTATTCCTGAATTCTATGTCGAAATAACCTTTATCAGTTACGAAGGTTATGAAGTCTACTTCGTCTACTTCTTGTCTAGTGCCATCTCTAGTTTCTGATGTTTCATTAATCTTATTAATTTTAGCATTCACGATGCTATCTAAGTTGAATATGTGTTCTATCCAACTTTCAGAACATCAATCTCCGTATGCCTCATAAACGAATTTACCTTCGTCTGTTTGAAATATTAAAGTTTCATCATCAGGCATTTTAACTTCTAATATTGTTTTGTTTATTAATTCTGCAAACATACCTATCACTCCATTTCTATTTTATACACTCAATCTTGATCACATCTTCATCCTTATCATTGTAATAGGATAGTATCAGTCCATATTCTTCCATGACTTTCGTCATATTCTTGAGGAATTCATGTGGGTAGTTTTCATGGTATCTAGGTCCTGATTCTAGATAGCTCTTTGGTTCTTCAGGTTCTAATTTGTTTATTTTAGAACACACTTCATATCCACGTTGATATTCTTCGTCATTAACTTTCTTTTCCGTTTCTTCAACACCCTCTTTGTATCCTGATTCATGGCCAATCACTTTTCCGTTTTCAAACGCTTCTTCTCTCGATTCTTTAACTATGTCTTCTCTGAATTTCTTTTCTTCCTCGATGCCTCTTTCAATGCCTTTTTCATACGAATCATCTTTATGTGCTTGTAGTTCTAGCCTGGTATACTGCTTTTTATCTTCTACCACTTCCATAACCTCTATTGGTAAATAAAATTGATCGTAATCATTTAGAAGCGGTCCATTAATTCTTCTTGCTATACAGGTATCTTCATCAATCTCTATACAAAGGAACTCTAGATTTTTCAACAGCTTTGAAGTTTTTGAATCAAATCTACCTAGCTTGCTAAGTATTTCTTTTTCTTTGTAGTTTTTTAAATGATCTTTAAGCCTTATTATATCTCCAAATACCATTATTATTCCTCCTTATATCCATGCAAATTACAACAGAATTTTACTTTTTCTTCTAGGCTGATATATTCCATGGCTTTTATTTTTATTTCACATTGATGAAATCTACCTTTTTCGTATTTACAATTGCTACAATCCTTTTCAGATCTTTCATAATCTTTTTCGTTAAAATACCAATTTCCATTGATCATTGCTTCTGTTGGTTCGAATAGTATCCATTCACCCTGCTCTGTCTTTACCATCAATTCACCGTTTATATCATGGCCATATGCATTATGATTATATATTGCATAATTACCAGGTGATTTACTTATGTGTTCTCTTGATTCTTGGTAAGTTGTTTTCATCTATTTACCTCCCATTGCCTTTCGGCAATATTAAAACCAGTTTGCTTATCCAACATTAATGTATATAACCTTTGTCCAAGGATTGTTTTTTATAAATTCTTCGTATCTTCTATCAACTTCTATGTCTAGATTTTCATCTGACCATTCTTTAGCTTCAGGAATATCAGAGCATATCTTATTAGCCAAGTTTTCTTTGACATCTTCTTCATCTTCAATCATATCATTTTCATTTAAAATGATATATTGCGTTAATCTAACACTGATTTCATCACATGACATACGACTATATTCACCATTATTAGCTTCTTCAGATACCATATGAATTACTTGTGCACCAGGATTTCCTTCAACTAACTTGTTTAACTTTTCTAACCATGTATTCATTATTCCATCTCCTTTACAGCCAAAGAACTTTGTTATTCCTAATATAGTAATGTGACTTACAAGCTAGATTATAGCTTCCTACCGATGGTGAACACGTAAATCTTCCTTCTTCGATTTTATGTGTCCATCCTATGCTTTTTATTAATGTCAGAACAACTTCATTACCACATCCACAAGGACAAAGATGCTTGCTCACATTGTATTCTTCAGATACATATATATTTCCTAATTCTATTTTATCAGGAATGAATTCCACTTCTACTAATTTCAATTCGTTCATTCTCATATCATTATTTCCTTTCGTGTAAACTGCAGCACATTTCTGATAACGGAGTTCTAAACTTAGTAATTACAGCAATCTCAACTTGTATTTTACAAACTTTTCTATCGTCTCTATTCAACGCTTGATCTTTACAATTGTAGCAGTTCTTATCAATCTTCAATTTATCGCCATCTTCTTTCAATTGCTCTTGTTCTTCCGCAAATCGTATATTCATCTGACACCTCTTTTCTTATTCAACTTAACTACAATTTCATATCCTATTGGCGTTTCAATGCATTCTTGAATGAATACTCCAGTTGTTATTAGCACGATTACAATTAGTTTTGCTGCAAGTCTTTTGATATGATCAACTCCTATATCATGTTTCTAATAACAGATTCATCACAATTAACAATGGTTGCTTTCTCTTCACCGAATACTACTTTTAACATTAAATCCAATGCTGTTACCTGATCTTCTGTCAACATAACTGAATTTAATTTACCATCTTTTAAATAAAACAGAGCAAAACCATCACTTTTTCCATCACTTAAATTTTCTAATGTCATCATATCACCTCATCCATCCAACATATAAAATACGTCAATCCGAATCCTATAGGTATATTTATTAAGAAGATTAACTAGTCGTGTTCATGCATCTAATCATCCTTTCGGTTTAAATTAAAAGCCGGAGTTTTAAGTCCGGCATGTTGTTAGAATTCTAAATAAAATTTCTTGAATTTATTTATCAATCCATAATTATTTATATATCTGTTGTATTTGCTTTTTTTTCCTATCGAAATAGTTGAACTTCTTTTTACGTTTACAGATGGTAACACTATTATTCGTTCTATTTCGCTATTTTCATCAAGTGCTACACATATATAAATGTCTGAGCTAGGATATTTTTTATTTATTCCAAATGAATTCACTTCATATTCATCTGTTAAATACTTAGTTGCAACTTTTACATCTATCCTAACTATTCCATCAACTATCAAATCATATGGTGCTTTAGTGCTAGTTTTTTCAACATCAAAGCCTAAGTTTTCTAATATTTCAGCAACTACACCTTCATATTTAATTCCTTTTGATGTTTCAGATTCTTTCACTACCAATCCAAGCTTTTCGGCCCAGTGGTAAAATCCACCTGTTTTAGATATTTTATTTCCCAATGCTGTACTATTGTAATATTTTTTTAACTCGTTATTACTTGGCATTCTTCCGTAAACTTCTACAACTTTTAAAATCATTTCTTTAATCATTTCTTCGTTCCATTTCATTCCATGCGAGTGTCCCATGTTAACCTCCCTATCGACAATTAATATACCGTTATCATCATAATAGTACACTAATCAGTCATAGTCAATAGGGTTAATTAAAAGGTATATCATCATCATCTTCAATTGCTTGGAACCCATCAGGACTATATCCGTTTTGATTCTGAGTTTGATTGAAATTAGTTTGTACTTGGTCCTGATTAAAGCTATTACCGCCTGAATTATTATTATCTTTCCATTCCAGAAATTCTACATGTTGCGCTAATACATCAGTTGTATAAACTTTTGTTCCATCTTGTTTTTCATAACTGCCTGTTTGTATCGATCCTTCTACAAGAACCATTTTACCTTTTTCTGTGTAATTCGCTACTGCTTCCGCTGTCTTTCCGAACACTTTAACTCTTGGAAAGTCTGCTGTTGCTTTTCCTAATTTCTTGAATTCTTCTTTTTTAGCTTTAGATAGTCCTTTTTCTACCGCTATAGTAAAACTAGATACTGCAGTTCCTGCTCCTGCTAAAAATTTCAACTCAGGATTTGCTACCAATCTACCAGTCAATATAACTTTATTCACTTTCATTTTCCTCCTTATCATCACCGTACAACATCAATGCAGTTTCTTTTAACACTCTAGCCTTTTCTTCTTCATAAGTTTCATCTTTCATTCATTAACCTCTAATTAACTTCACTAATATACATTTCTTCTACTTGGTGTAGATACATAACTTCGTCGCCTACATAAATCATCTGACCTTTTATTTCTTTCAGCTTACCGCTGATTGGTCTACCATCCTTATGTATTAGTCTGATTAAGTCACCTTCTCTGATCACTTCGTGCTCAGTTTTCAAAACCACTTCGTTTGCTAATTTTACAGCCATTTTATTTTCCTCCTAATTTTATAATTATAGTTTTTAGTTCTTTTATTTCTTTAGTCTGAGCTGCTATTAAAGAAAATATGCAAGTCCAGTTGTCCAGTTCTTCTTCAAATAGTAGTTCTGATACATCATTTTCAATTGCATTTGTTATTGGTGATAAGCATGGCTTTAAATATTCTATCGGAAAACCATTTATCGAATAATTAGGTACTTCCCAAGCGCCTCTTTTATTGTCTATTTCATGTACGAATATCTTTTCACCAATTTCATGATAATCTTTTGTATCATAATACCCTTTTACAAATTCACACCATTCACCCGTTCTAACATTCTCATTAGTAACTTCTTCAGAAAAATCAAAGAAAACGTCTTTATTGAATCTTACATAAGGTTCATTCAATTCGCTTTGTGCAACTGCTACATTATTGTACGTTCTGTATACTTCATAAATTTTACCTGTTTCTTTAACTCGTCTAATCATCATTTCACCTCACTTTTCTTCTTTTTCTTTACTACTTTAGTAAGTAAATTTAACGTTTCCTGATTGTAATTAAGAAGTTCTTCACTTTTCTTATGCATGAAATATCTTTCATCGTTTTTTTTAAAGACTTTATATAATCCAGACTCAGGACCTTTGAATTCATCTTTCAATCTCACTTCACCGATTAACATGCAAGTTTTAATAGATATATAGCACCACTTAGTTGTTAAGCTACAAATAGTGCCTTTCTGTTTATTATAATCACATCTAATACACTTGTTTTCAAATCTCAAATCTACATCGTCAACTAGATCGCCTGTGTTACCAATTTCGATATGCTCCATGATACTAGTCCTCCCTTTCCATAATCATTTCAGTACGTTGGTATAGTTTACTTATATCTTTTTCTGCTTCATTAACTGCATTATACAGTCCTTCAAGTTTTTCTATCTCACTCAATAATTCTTCACCATACAGATACATCACTTCACCATTTTCTACAACTTCATCAATGGCTTCTTCAAGATATAATGACTGTGATAATAATTGCTTGTCTAATATAAGAGATTTATTTTCTTTCCGGTACCACTCGATGTCATTCTTCAAGAAATTGTTTTTAATTTTCAAAGATTCTAACTTGCTCCGGTAATTAAACGATAATATCAACGATGCTATCAACAATATTGTTATACCTAGTGAATACATTCTTAAGTAATAATTAAAATCTTTACTATTATCAGTATACAAATCACTACCTACCGCTATCCAATCAGAACATTTGCTTTTCTTTCTACTTTTACATTTGTAATTTAAGTTATAACCGCAAGTAGTTCTTGCACATTTCATATGATTACCTCCTAGTGTTCGAATTTAACTTTCAATATCTTCTCAAGATGAATTTTCTCTGATTTAGTCCACTGGTTACGTCTCAATTTTCTGTAAAACGTAGATTCATTCATTTCCATTTCGTCAAACACTTTCTTATGAGTCATTTCTTTTTCAACAATGATATTTTTTATCTCAGAAACTTTTCTTTTTTTCTTCATTTCCCATCACCCCCCTGTCATTATGATAGTATAATTACTGTTATATTGCAAGTATTTTTTAAAATTAATTATTAAATTGTATAAAAAAAGAACCCTAATCAAAGGATTCTTCTTGTTTTATTAAATTCCAAACTGTGATGTACTTACTCCAAGTATCTTTGCAAACTCTTTTATTAATGGGATTTCATGTTTGTCATCAATTTCTCCATCTGCTCCTGCAACAGCAATTGCTAATACGATAGCCATTTCCTTTTGATCATCTCCAGCAAGTGCAACAATATCTTTCTTCGCTACTGTCTTACCTACAAGAGCATTCATTGAAAAGTTTTTCTTATGTCTTTCAAGTTCAGTTTCAATATCTCCTGGTGTAAACGCTGACAATGATTCATCATTCTGAATCAAAGTCTCCATTGTTGCCATTTCCATTTCGTCACAATTTCCATCTGCATAAGCAACTGCTACACATAACCCACAAACCGCCTTTAAAAAATCATTGTTGTTAAACTTCTTTGCACCCTTCATTAATCCTTTTAATTTTCCTAGTGATAAAAACGCCATAACACACTCTCCTCTTATTTTTCTTCTTCTACATGATTGTCGCAAGCTACCAAAATTTCAGCATTTAAAGATCTTCTATTTTCTTTAGCTTTTGCTTCCATTTTTTCTTTTAGTTCATCAGGTATATCCAAAGAATATTTAGCCATAATCACACCTCCAATGCTTCATTTTGATATCTTTGTAATATCATATTAATATAATATTCATACGTTGTCAATGCATTTTACATATAAATAAAAATAGAGCTTTTAATCAAGCTCTATCTCTTCAAAAGTTCTATATACGTTTTTGTAGAAGTATTCACCTGAGTTTTCAGCCATCATCATGGCATCATGTTCAGCGTTATTCATTCTATAATATTTCAATGTTCCATCTTTGAATCTTACACCTAACGTCTCAGCTGTCTGTTTGTACTTCCATCTTTTTATATTGCTTTCACCCATCTGGTCCTCAATGATATTCTCTAAATCTTTATTATGATAATCACAAAATACTCCATGCACATGATACTTTTTATCAAAATATTCTTGGCCATGTTGGTGAGCTTCTTGATGCTTTTCTCTACATAAACTCATTCGTGGATATTTACTATGATCCACTTCGTCACGATTCACACCTTTTCCTAGCGCAACCGTATGATGAATATCTGCGTTAGGCTTACCGGTCAAGCAGCACACTCTATGCTTAATACACATAATCAGATATCGTTCTGTATCTTCATAGTATCCAATAGGATTCTGTTTGAATTGACAGCCTAACTCAAAGGCATATTCTAGAATCATATCTTTGAAGAGATTATAATCTTCTATTGGACAACCATCCTTAAGGCTTATCTCCTGATCATATGTATCAAAGTATATTTTATTTAGCTGTTGCCGGAGCATAGCACTACTTTTACCTTTTGATTTAACGTAACCTGTGAATTCTGCTAAATCGTTTATTAAAGCGAATATAAGCTTACGTTGATTATGATTAATTGTTTCCAAATCACTCACCTCTCAGATGTTTGTATTTTTCTTGATAGATATTGCCGATAACTTCAATATTTTTGTTTTTATAACAAGCTAAAGCAATATCTTCAACTCTTTCTTTTACGCTATGAAGTCTAAATGAACCATTTTTAAATATAACTTCATTGATATTAGCTTCATCTTCATAAGTAGGCACAAATGTTTGTACAACATCACCCTCATACATTTCTACATCGTTTTTATCGGTTAATCCTGTGAATTCCAATAATTTAACATGTTCATAAAAACATTCTAACTCACATGTTTCTTGATGATCTTGAATGCCAACGATTCCAGTTTTAATCGCTTGACCTAACGTTATAATGTTCTCCCCATCATATACTTTATATTTATGTTTTCTCATTCTATTCACCTCACTAAAAAATATCTAACTTCATCCCAATCTGAATCTTATCCACAACTTTATCCACTTTTCCAGGTTCCAACATCTGCTCTAATGGTGTTGTATTTTCTTCTACAACTACTCTTGGTTTGTACTCGTAATTCTTAACCCAATCCATATCTATGTATTCTATGCCGATTTTACGTGCTTCATCGTGTTTTATGTGCTTTATCAAATCATTAGCATGTTTCGTCATAAAATCTTTTATATGGACAAATACAGGGTTTTTAGATGACATCATGAATGTTATTCCACTTTCCTCACCGTGATTCTTGTATCTATTCCTAAGAAACATGATTTGTGACCATTTGATATCATGCTTCTCTGAGCCTGGTGAGAATGTGTATCTTCCATCATTGGACCATTTTATTTCATTATTAAAGTTTGATTCGATACTTAATTGATATATATGATCTACGTTTCCTTTTTTTCTTCTCTTTGCATTATCTACAACGGATTCTTCAATTATTGTTAGTCCTGATTCAAGAGCCATAGTTCTTATTTCAGCTTCACCTAAATTACCTATTGTCTTTGCGTGTTGCCATTTCTTCTTTTTCATACAAGCACCTCTTAAGTAAATGGCCCAACTTCTCAGTCAGGCCATTTTCAATTATTTAACTGCTTTTAATTCAGTTTGTTCTTCTACTGATTCTTCAGGCTTTTCAGATTTTTCTTCAGATTGCTTTTGTGCATCTTCCATTGTTGTTTGAATCTCAATTACCGGAAGTCCTTTGAAATCAATTTCATCAGTCATAATATTTGGTATCTGTGTTTCAGGTGTTAGGTAATGAGCTCCTAATGTCTTAGCCATTGCACTTTGAAATTCTTCTGTATAATTCAATACAGTTCCCTTCATCGAATCAATTCTAAGCATTTGAGAGAATAAAGCAGCGAATAAATGTGCTGGATCCCATTGTTCTAACCAATGTGCTCTTAACATCATCTTATACTGATAATTAGTAAGAGTTCTTTCCATTGTTGTTGTTTTCTTTAAATCAATTTTCCATAAGCTATTACCAGTAGCTTTATCTGTTGGTTCCCATTCATCATCAATTACAAACATAATCTTATTCGTCGATACATGCCCGATGTAATCCTTGAACTTTTCTCTCACTTGTTCAGCTGTTTCTCTGTAAATCTGCTTGATTGTGTGAGCTTCATCCAATCTCAGGTGTTCACATACCTTTGATACTTTCGGTGTTCCGTTAGGTCCATTAGTGATTAGTATGTAGTTCAAATCTTGCACAGGAACCGGTTCAATCATCACCGCATTTTCATTTTCATCATCGATAATTACCATTTGATAAGCCATTTTAATTCCTCCATTTATTTTTTATTAATAGCTGCATTGATAGTTTCTTCAATGCTTAAGCTAGTTATACACGCCTGTTTGATGATATTTCCTAACGCTTCCATTGCTTGATGCCAGTGGTCATAATCCTGAGTATCAACATTGTTATTATATTCTTCACGCTTAGTGTAAGCATTTTTAACATGATCAATGTTTTTATGTGAACTTTTGTTGCTTTCTCTAAACTCAGGCTTACCATCTTTATCCGTTTTTCTTATCCTTGATATTTCTTCACCGTTTTTGTCTGTTTCTATTTCCCAAATTTCTTTTAACTCAGATAGATAATATTGTCTTGGATCTGAACTAAATCTATACATTCTGAATTCTTTACCAGTAAGACCATTATCAAAATCTATTTTTAACATTATTAATCACCTCCACATTAATCTAAAATGCTTTTATATCTGCCTATTTCAATATACTTTACAGTTCTCTTTAACTTTAAATCAATCATAGTATCTAATTCTTGTTCATAACCCATCTGCACTATCATCTTTCTAGCGATTGAAATCGCTGTTTTAATGATATCAACCTTGTCTTTCTTATCATGTAATATTGCGCTCATTGCTATTGCTAGGAAATCTAAAACTTTAATCATATCTACTTCAATCCCATATTCAAGCGGTCTATCATCTATTAGAGTTAATTGGCTTCCTACAATAATCAAGTCAGCTGTTTCCTCTATTACATGTTCTTTGGTTCCAATTCCTAATGTTAATTCTGCATAAGCTGAAATTAATTCTCCAATCTCTTCTAAAAATTTAATTAACTGTGCCTGTTCTCCGAAATATATCAGAATTCTTTTTAATACTTCTTGATTCTTGATAATTATCACTCCTTTTTTACATAACATATATTATGTTCAGATTAATATATCTTTTCTATTAATGCTATTGCTTTTAATATCGGCAACACCTGTTGAGGTACTACGCAGTTACCTATAGATTTCATTCTATCTTTGTAAAATCTTTCTGCAATCCCATTAACCACTCCGCATACTGGGGGTTTATGTGTTCCCCAATACGTGCTGGAAATAGATCCCCAAGCTGACCGCATGTCATTATCCCATGTTTCCCACTTTTCTCCGATGGTGCCAATGGTCTTATCGGCTTGTGTAATTGGCTCGCTGCTGGAGTTCCCAACAATAAAAATCCTGTACCTTTGATGGTGCGCACCGACAGCGACAGCCGGTATATTATACGTTTCGACTTCGTAACCGTCTTCTTCCAATTCACAGCATATTTGTTCGTGGATTGTGTTTTTGATTCCGTTAACATTTTCAATAATAACCCACTTCGGGTTAGATTCACCGATTCTTTTTCTTGTATGGTTCCATTCAAAATCATCACCATTCCCTTTTTTATTTACGGAAGCATGTTCTTGACATGGTATTCCAGCACTCAATAATGTTGCGCTCGGTAGTATAGGCATAGTTACAACATCATCGTATATAATTGAATCAGGATTGTTTTTCTTTAAAACCTTCAAACAAAACTCATCTTTTTCACACAATATTACATTTTTAAATCCAGCCATTTCAGCAGCTATTCCTATACCATCAACTGCACCGCTGAATAAACTAATATGAGTTAACATTTCCCATCATTCCTTTCATATTCACATTTTATATATTATGTATTGCTATTTATCACCTTAATCTGTAATTCAAATTAGCATTTTTACTATCACCGATTTGATTCAAATAATCCTTACTCATTTCTATGATTCTTGAACCGATTCCCTCATCTACTTCAAGTAATTCTTCCATGCTGTTTTCTGTGCTGATTATTACAGGTTTCTTATTTAAGTATCTGTAGTTGATTATTTCAAACACGGCCTTTAAATCTGCATCCGTTACTGAACCACCTTTATATAAATCATCAATCAACAGTACCTTTACTTTCTTTAACCTTTCCATAATACGTTTATAATCTTCTGCGCTATTTACAAGTTGCTTAATTTCAGTAATCTTCTGTCTGTATGGCATATAGTACACCGGAATATTCTGAGCTTTCATAAGATTATTCGCTATTGCTAAACTCAAATGAGTCTTACCGGATCCAACACATGATTTATCTCTACCAGTGTTGCAAAATAAAATACTATTCTGCTTTGTACACTCTATGTCTTTGAAGTTCTTAACATATCGCCTAGAGCTTCTCCAAGCTTCTTCAACGGTACTATGTACATCATCACGTTTGAAATCCTTAAATCCTTTTTTTAAATCGTCTTCACTGATTTCACTATTCTTAATAGCTTGCATAACTTCTTTCATGTTTGCACAATCACATCTAGTAAACAATGAACTGGGATTATTTATATCTACTGGCTTCATTCCTGTATCTCTACATAGTTCGCAGTTATAAGAGATCTCCGTAATCTTCTCCTTCGTCGTTGTGCTGCTTTCTTGTAATTCCCTGCACCGCTTTAGAGATTGCATTATCTTGTTCCCTACCTGTTCCATTTTCTATCACCCCTTTGTAGTGGCTCCATTTAGGTCCGTTGTCAGCGTATTCTTCACAAATCAGAATCACAGCATCTTTTACCTTCTGACCAAAGAATTCAGCAAATGTTCTTTTCTTTACTACATACTTTACTTGAGACTCGGTATATTCAGCTACTTGCTTATGTCTATCAAGCATTACTTTTAATTCATCTAAACTGAAATCCTTAAAAGCTTTCTTAGCTGCTTTCTTCATCGAGTCTGTTAACTTCTTGTGATTTACTAATCCAACTTCTAGATAATATTCGAATAATTGAACAGTTTCACTTTTAGGCTTAGGTTCAGATGGTAGATCGTCGATTTGTATTTGATCGACAATATCTTTTTCTTTCTCTATCTCTATATCTAATTCTAATTCTAACTCTAACTCTAACTCTATCTCTGGTGGAGATTTGTCTGACGTTTGTCCGGACGTTTGTCCACTTTCAGGTAACGCTATTTGTTTTTCAGTTTCAATATGATTCCTATATATTCTTTTTCTATCAGCTTCAGAACTAGATTTTCCAATGAAGTTCTGAATATCCAACATGTAGATTGCTCCATTTCCAAGAATCTCAATCAAATCTAATTCTTTAAAAATAGTTAATGCTTTTTCTACAATAGCTACATGATGCCTTGTTACACTTGCTAATATACTAGGACTATACGGAATTCTTTCGTTATACATCAATTTTCCGTTATGCTTTAAACTCCTAAGATACAGTTTTAAAAGTATATTTGAATATAAATGACCATCTTGCATACCTTCAAGAATTACCATTGCATCAGTATCGAAGAAATTATCTTTAAGTTTAAGATAATAATATTTCTTGTTATCCGACAATTTACTTCACCTTCTTAACTTTAGTTGTCATGTTGCTGTCTATTCCAAGTTCGACTTCATCACCTTTTTTAATATCCATCATTTCCGCGAATGCTTTAGGTATAACAATAAATACACTCGTATTGTTTCCTTGAACCTTAACCTTGTCAGTTAATATATCTTTCAAATCAATCACCTCCTGATAACTATATTAAATTAATTCTAAAACATTGTCAATATGTTATTCGAAATAATCATCAAATAAAAAATAACCCCCGAATTAACGGAGGTCCAAAAGGGAGTATATACGATTAAAGTTCTAATATTCTTTTTCATTTCGATACTGGCAATAAGCATCGCATTCTTCTCTTGATTTGAAAATGTATTTATAATAGTTTTCAATTTCTTCATATGGCTGACCGTTCCACACATCTTTTCCGTAAAACGCATTAGATGAAGAATATCCATCCCCACTATCGTCATATTGTTTATACCACATCGTCAGATCGTTTCCATTATTACGATTCCATCTCATTTCTGTACAATGCATTTCTTTAGGTGAATAAATTTTATATTGTTTTGAACATTTACACGCTTCTTTAATAATGTTTCCTTGTGGTGAATTGAATACAATTTTTCTGTTTTCATCACATTCATCACATTTTCTACCGTCAACATAAATATAATCAGGCTGATACATCACAATATGTCTATCTGCAAACAACTCTTTTAATCTCATGCCAAGAACTTCTCTTTTGTAACTTTCAATTTTTCTATCTAGATCACGTTCTCTATTTTCTATTTCATCTACTTGACACTTAAGTTCTTCGTTTTCTTTCTTCAATTCTTCATTTTCAAGAAAAACTTTATCCACTAATTTCTGTGCGCTTTCTTTTAATGCAGATTCTAACTTTTGTTTAGCTTCTTCAAATATTTCATCTGCTATCGTAGGTTCGTAATATTCCTCATATTCATAATCATATCCGTACATAATAACCCTCCTTAATTGATCATTAATTTCTCAGTATAAATCTCATACTTGTTTTCATTGATGCCATCAGTAGCTTTTAAACTCAGATAATTTGAATCACCTTTGATTGAACCATGGCTATTCAACCGTATATTAGACTCTGCAAATGTTTCCATTCGATTATATATGTTATTATCGAACACTAGGCAAAAGTCATTACATATGAGCTTATCTACTTCAGCTACTATTTGTTTATTATCAGCGTTTGGTTGCAATTTGATTTCCTGATTATTTACGATTAGTTTTGTGTACATAATTACCATCCCATCTTCACTTGTTCATCAGTGATATGTCCAGTTTCAAATAAAAATCTGCTTGGTTCTACTCTCTGCGTGTAAGCTTTATTAACTTGCTTAACGCTGGACCTGCAGAAATGTAGTCCGGTCTTCGCTCTAGTTATCCCAACATAGAACAATCTTCTTTCTTCTTCCATGTTCTTTGATCTACCACTCGGAAATTCGCTCTCATTCAATCCAAGCATGAACACATTTTCAAACTCTAATCCTTTACAAGCATGCAACGTCATGATATTCACAGCTTCACGGCCTTTCCTTAGGTTTTCTTGTACATCTCTTAGTTTTACATATCTAAGGAATGCTGTTAGTGTCACAGGTCTTCTCATGTACCCTTGGATGATTCCCCACCGCTTAACTTCTTTCCTGAACATTTCGAATTCTGCTATACGAGTATTGCGATTCTGTTCATCGTATGTGGCTAATACATTAAACGTATCTCTAATTTGGACTAATAGGCTGTAGATTGATGTATTTGGTATAGCATCATGCAATTTATCCAAGTCTGCATTAAACCGATTTAAATCTGCGTTATTTAGCTTTTTAGATACATCATAGAATGATTGTGTAGTAGATATACCTAACTTCTCTATTTCTTGCTTCTCTTTAGGCTTTATTCTTTGTACAGGCCAGTTGATACTTCTTAAATATGAATAATCATCATAAGGATTGTGGACCAACTGCATGAGCTTTAGAAAGTTCTTAATTTCTGACTTCTTGAATATGTCTGCAGCTGATGAAATTAAATTAACTGGAACCTCTCTATGAGTAAGGAACTTCGTTGCCATTTCTGCCCTTTTATTAGTTCTGACTATTATCGCATTGTTGGAATATGGTTTCTGTAGATTGTTGAATACATACTCTAGCTCTGCAGCTTCATCATCAAAGTAGTTAATATCAGGGTCTATACCCTCTTTGTGTGCAATCATTTCAACATCAAATTGTTTAATATTATTCTTTATAACTTTATTTGCAGTATCCACTATCTCATGTGTACTTCTATAATTATTAACAAGTTTATACACATCAATTCCTTCAAATGTTTTTTCTATATTAAGAAGAATATCAGGTCTTGCGTTGTTCCATTCATAAATTGATTGGTTTAAGTCTCCTATAACAACGATATATTCAGGATTTATTAAATTTATTATTTTAAGTTGGAGTTCACTAGTATCTTGGAACTCGTCAACATACAATGAATTATACTTTTCTCTAACCATTTTTAATACTTCTTCATTGTCTGTTAGTAATTCGATAGTCAGTGTCAATATCATCTCTAAATCAAACGAATTATACATCTGAAGCTTTTCTCTGTATTCTCCTAAAATGAGTTTAATTTCTTCATCGTCCGGATCTTCTGCAACAGTTTTTTCAAATGTTGTATAAGTTATTTTCTTCTGCATCTTCTTAATAATCGAAACAATAATATCTTTTTTATCATCTCTGTCATATAAATTAAACTCTTCTTCCCATCCTAGTTCTTCAATGTGATCATCTAGTATATCTAAGCAAAATGCATGAATAGTGCTTGTATGAATTTTTGCAACATCTTCACCTATTAATTTATCTAGTCTTTCATTAAGTTCTTTTGACGCTAATCTTGTAAATGTAATAGCAACCATAGAACTTGGATCAATACCTCTTTCGATGTCTTTTTTTATAATATGTGTGAGTGTTGTAGTCTTACCTCCACCAGGTGGAGCTATTATAGCTTTCTTTTTACTTTTTGAATCGACTGCTGCTTGTTGATATTTATCAAGACTCAAAATTACACCTCCATTTTAATCGTTTATACTTACTTCATAAGCGTAAAGTGCATCATATAGAATTTTAGGTATTTTATCCTTATATAAATCAGCCACTTTTTTTATTGTATTTTCTTTGTATTCCTTGTAAGCATAAAAAGCATCAATTTGATTATAATAATACCCAAGATTTATATATTTGTTTTTTATAGTGTCTCTGCACTGTGCTAAATATTTTTTTCTTCTTCCATTGTCAATATGCACTCCTATAGGGCAATCACCTCTTTCAATAGTTCTTCTTACAAGCATACGGTTTATTTTTGAAGGTACATATAAACACGTATCAGGACTATATAATTTGTTATTCTTTACTAAAATATCTTTGTCTAAGTGAACAGCTTCGTTATCCAGAATGTAATAATTGGCATCATGCCACTCTGAAAACTTTTGGAAATCAAACCATGATTGTGTTACATTGCACCCATCGTAAGATGTATTTCTATTCTTAAATTTCTCACTATAGCACCTAGTCATCATAGAATGCCAATTTTGGTAATGTGGAGTTATTGCTCCGTTCACGCTTGGCTTATAGATTCCTATTCCGATATATCCACGACCATATATTTTGCTTCTTAATGGGTTTTTAACATCTCCGGTTTTGAAACTACTATATGCAGTAGTTACTTCTGAAACACCGTTATTGTTTTCGAATTCCACAGTAATAGAATTTGCATTTTCATACCCTGTTATCTTCATTGACTCACCATAGTTATTTGTCGATATTTGACCAATCCTCTCTAACTTCTTAGAAGAACCCACCTAATCACCCTTTCTTACATAAATCTTTACTCATTAATGTTCCTGGTTTAACTTTTAGATGTTCGCAAGTATCAAAATATATTTGCATACTAACACCTTTAGATTTTCCATTACACATATCCTGAACAGCTCGCCAATTTTTACCCATATCTTTTTCATTCCAACGTAACCTTTTTTCTTCTTTGGTGAATAGTAAATTATTAATTACACGTTGCATCATGTTTGTTTTCATAATATCCTCCTAAAAGCGGTTTTTAGGTTAACCGCAAACCTTTTGCTTTATGAGTTGAATTGTTTGTATGTTTCTTTTGCAATTAATTCCATGATATTTTTATCTTCTGCCATTACCTTAGTTATTATCATATTTCTAACCGCTTGGTATTCTTCTTCACTTGCTGTACGTCCTTCTTTTTCATATAAATCTTTGATGTTAGAGTTTAGTGATATAAACATGCTTGAGTTTTGTATAGCTTCAATAATTTTATCAGTCATTTTATCTTCTTCTTTGTTTGCTAACACATTTTCAAAGTGAGCGTGACAAACATTTTCAAAATCACATACACTATTTCCTACACCTTCGTACGATTCAAAACTTCCGTTTCCTCTAGTTCCTTCGAATGATATTGTGTTTCCTTCAAGTGTATAAGTAGTTTCCCATATTGTTTTAGTCATTTTAATTTCTCCTTTGGCTTCGGGCGATTCCCTTAACTTAATTATACTATACAGCATTCTGTTTCATTTGTAAACAATTTTCCGTTTATTTTTTAAATAAAAAAGAACCCGATTTCTCAGGTCCTTATATTTACTACAATTCTATTACTTCAACTTCATCATCAAAGTACCTTTGATAATCTATTGCACCTATTAATATCAAGTTATCCAACTCATTACCAAGTTGACTCATTCCTTCAAAGAACATCTTTCTGTATTCTCCGTGAATTTTGTTAATTTCATCTATCATGATTAAGCTTACTTTTGAATCCATTCTATTCAAGAATATCTTTAGCAGCGGTACAGCTATAAACATCTGCTCTGCTCCTGATAGTGAGTCAAAGTAAATCATATCATCATTCTTGATCCATCCAAAGTTGAATTCTTCTTTACCCTGTTTATTAGTTGTTCTAAATGCAAACTCTTCTTCTCTACCAATTGACTTGAGTATTACATTGAGTTCATCTTGGATTTCACCTAGATTCTGTTTAATCAGATGCCCTTGTAGTCCACCAGGTCCAAGTTGTTTTTTAACATCTTTCCATACCTTAAATTGCATAACACTTTTTTCAGCATCTTCTATGGCTCTTAATTGAGAGTTTAATAATACTTGTTTTGATTGCAGATCTTTCAATGCTTCTTCATCTGCATCAAACTGTTCTTTGTTACCTTCGGCCATAGCTTCCACTTCTTCTATATCTTCTGTTTCATCATACTTGTAATCTTCTAGAGTTTGTATGTCAGCGTATATCTCTTTCAGTTTTACATCTTTGTTATCTCTGCCAGTTGTTAATTTTGCAAGGCGTTCTTTTAGTAATGAAATTGCAGCGTTGACATCATCGTTCTCTCTTTGGATTTTATTGTTTGATTCGATTACATCGTTTGTTCCTTCTCTAAGTTCTACTATTTTCAAATAATAATCATCCATAGCCTTTTCTATTGTATCAACATCTTCTTTAGCTGATTCAAATTCACTTACCAGTTTCTTTTCTTCTTCAATCAGATTATCGATCATTAGCTTAGTATTGCCTTTTATAATACCGATATCTGCATTACATACTTCCTGAGTGATTGGACATAAGAATTCGCCATCTATCTTTGTTAACAGGTCCTTGTTTGACGATAGCTTTATTCTTACATTCTTAATATCTACACTTAGTTCAACATATTTAGGATCTGCAATCTTTAATTTATCATGTTCTGCAGTTCTCTTTTTCTCTATGTCATTAATTTCAGCCTTATGATCCGGAATCACATCAAGTTCTTTAATCATCGATTCCTTAGCAGCAATATCTTCGGTTGTTATTTCTATTCTATGCTCAAAATCATATCCTTTAATTTGTTCAACCTTACCATTGAGCTCAGTAATCTTCTCAACATTCTCTATTCTACGCTTCGCAACATTGTTAGCAGTAAGTATCTGCTCTTTGTAAGTATCAGCCTGAGTCTTTCCGTCTACGATATTCTTTTCTAGTCTACTAATCTTTCTTACATTACCATCCATATCATTCTTGTATTCAGTAAACTTCGATATTGCAGCTACATCAGTCTTTTGTTTTGAATTGTATGCTGAAAATTTAGCATTAGCAGTTTCCAGCATTAGGTTAATTAATTCTTCACCAGTTACTTCATTTTCAGTCATTTCATACTGTGCTATTATTTCGTTCAAAACAGCGGTGTATTCATCGTCTGTTCCTTCTGAGATAAGTTTGTCTGAGATATACAAAAGAATCTCTTCAACCTCAATCTCATAGAACTGAACCATGCTTTTGATAACATTACGTCTTTCAGTCGAGTTCATTCCTGCAAATTCAGAGAAATTAAAGACTACTGAAGGAATATTGATGTTTTCTGAAATCCATTCTTTAACTTTTTTAGATCCTTTAATTCCTACACCTTCAGACATAACAACTTTTACATCTTCTTTATACTTATACTCTCTGACACCATTAGTCATTTTACTGTTATCTTCTGTAAGCTTTCTGATGATTGTATATGGTCCTACTGTACACTTCACTTCCATAGTGATACCTGATGCAAATTTAGCGTGCAGAGGTTCGTTGTTCTTAATGTCTTCAATCTTTCCAGTTAATGCATACTCGATCATCTGTCTAATTGTTGTCTTACCAGCTCCATTGGTTCCGAGTATTAAATTCTTTTGTTCTATTTCATATTCACCAGTAAACCCCTTAAAGTTAACACCTTCAATTTTAGTTATTCTCATTTTGATTTCCTCCATCTACCTTTTCATTTATTTTGTGTAGCACAGCTGTTAATTCTGTAATGCTTGCTGTATCAATATCGAGTTTAGTTTCTTCGAATATAGCCATTACAATTTCTACACCTATGAAATCTTCAGCTTCACTTATTTGATTTACTAGCTCGTCTCTTTCAGCATCATCTTCTGCAGCGAGTTTTGATTCTACAGCGGATTCACTAACATCATCTACGTTATCATCTTCTACTACAACTATGTCACTTTCAATAATTGTAGCTTCTTCATCATCGAAATCATTATCTTCTAAGTCGGAATACTTATCTGCATCATTGATGTTTGTTCCTGATGATGCATTCTGTCTGTATGCTTCAATTGCATCCACCATATCTTTATCATTACCATTTAACCATTTAATAACCTGAGTTGTATGAACCCAATCTATAGTTCCACCATGTTCATCTTTTACAGGTTTCGGATTTAGCGTGTATATGCTTGTTGACGGATGTTTTCTGAACGCATTGCGCTTGGCAACAGTTTGAGTTTTTCTTTCAATAGTGGCTCTCTTATCGTCTACATTAGCCTTTATTGATCTAAAGTCTGCGCTCTTAAGTTTAACAACAACTCCATAATCTTCATCTATGGCAATATACTTCAATCCGCGCTCTTTTTTCTTATCTTCTTCAAATTCTTCACGAGTTGAATAATAACCTAAATTCTCTTTATTATCATATTTCAGCTTGTTAGATATTTCAGCCATCAATAAATCTTCTGCATCAGTAATTACTATAACTGTAGAAGTTTTAATATCACCGTTTGTATCTCTACCAATCAATGTACACTTTTGATAAACCTTAGATTTCTTACCATTTGAATCAAATGCTATATACGGATTCGAATATGGTTTGCCATCTAAGATAATCTCAGGTTCATCAATCTGCTGTAAATTTGTGAATTTATTTAGGTATTCATAACCTTCAGCTGTCATTTTGTATGTACCTTTCTGATCGTACATATGACATTTAGCTAATGATAATGACACTGTTACGCTGATTGCTTCTAATATGTTTCCATCTTTATACTTGCAAATACCTTTTTCACCTAAGAAGAATATCTCTTCAGGTGCCAATACGAATGGTGATTTTTTTACTACTGTTAGTTCTCCCATAATTACACCTCTACTTTTCTAAAATATATCGTCAATTTTTACTCCTAGAACTTCTGCAACTGCCTTAGCATCATCAAGATAAATTCTACGTTTTGAATTCACAAGCATACTAGTCTTAGGTATAGTCCAACCTAATTGATTTGCAAGCCAAGTTTGTTTAATTCCTTTGCTAAATAGATAAACACTTAATTTAGTTTTATTCAATTTGTTCACCTCCTGTTAAATATAATATAACTAATAGTTAAAAAAGTAAAGTAATTTATAATAAAAATATTCTAAATAGAAAAAGCACCCGAAAATTAATTCGAATGCTTTATCATATATAAAAAAGGTATTATGGGTTTATTCACGTTTTATTGCTTGTTTAATTATATTGTTTCCGAATACCGCTACCGCTGAACTTAACAATCCATATATCACAGCGTTTAAATAAGTTAGCTGAGTATATCCTTGATCTAATGCTATAGCGATGTAGAATACCGCAATGGTGATTGTGATAACTAAAAGTACTAATGGAATGATTCTATCAGGAACATATTTAGAACTTTTCAAGAACAATCCAGCTGCATAACAGATAACAATTAATATTAAAAACTCTTTTGGTATAAAATCTAAAATTGATGCCATTACTTGTTCATCCATATTAAATTACCCCTTTCGATATCAAGATTATATCATATTTTAATGATTCATGTTTTTGTTGATAAATTTCACAAAGTTTATAATCATAATTCTAACATATTTATAATTTATTTTTTTACCGGGTAATAATGTTTGCAACCAGTAATCAGGCGAACTTATTATTTTTAATACTTTTAATCTTTCTAAAGCAAATACAAATTCTTGTTGATCATCTAATTGGATCGGTGGTATTTTTCCTGCGATAAAGTCTCTGATTGTTAATCCAAATCTCATTTGCATGTGTGGCCAATCATCTATAGTGTTAAAATCTCCACCGTATTTCTTAAGACTTCCCCATTCAAAGCCATGCTTCTTAAATACTTCGCCTACTTTTTTATAAGTTTCGTTTTTTGACCAATCACATTTAAAGTTTATATCTAATGGCGCTACATCAAGAGCTACAAGATAATGGTGAAAACTCCATCCTGGCTTTGCATTAGTTCTTATTGGTCCTGGTCTGCTTCTTCCAAATGAATAGTAATAAGCTTGCTTAGATATGCTTCTATCTGTTTCTAGTACCAAGCAAAATATATTATAATCATTTTCTAACTCAGTTAATGCAAAATATGCTCTTTTTCTTACTTCCGTATTTAACAATAGAAGTCTTTTATCATTAATATTTATAAGCCATTGTGGTTTTTTCATAATTTACGGCCCCCATAGTATGGTATTCCATCAGAATGTATAACTAATTCATATTTAGGATTAACAATTGCTTCTGCTTCTTCTGTTTGCATTACTGGATTAGCTTTTAATAAATCATTTATTTCGTTAATTCTTTGAGTGATTCCGTCACCATCTGTATCATGAATATTAGCATGACATTCTAATAATGCATTTTTATCTAATGTAGGTATTCCATAACCAGTGTATTCATCAAAACCAATTTCTCCAACATCTACACAATTTGCAATATACATATCAACAAAAGCTTTTGAACCTGGATGTTCTTTACCTTCTAAGAATATTTCGCAAAGCATCAATACAGCAACGCCACATGCAATAGGTTGTGCAAAGGAAGTTCCGCTATACATAGAGTAATCATCATCTTTACAACCCGGCATATGTTCTCCATAGTAACAACAGAATGCATAACCATATGTACTAAAATCACTTACTATATGATTATTACCTAACGATGCTACACCTATGCAATGTTCATAAGCTGCAGGATATCTCCTTTCTTTTTCTCCTGTATTTCCTACCGTCCCAAATACAATACAATTATTTTCCCATGCATAATCACATGCATCTTCTAATTCTTGGTCATTATAATAATGAGAATATGAAACTGACATAAAATGCATACCATCATTTGTACCTTTCACTATAGCTTTTGCAATTTCATCAGGGTAAATATCTACACCGCAATCATAAAAATGTACATTTGCTTCATGGCATATCCCAACAATTAAGTTTATTAAAAAAGAATTAACTACTTTTTCATGCCATCCTGAGAAATTTCCTATTAATCCAATGTCAATATTTTGTCCTTTAATGTCTTTATCACGATACGCCTTTCTTCCTGATGCATCAATCCTATTCATTAAATTAGGATTACTTTGATTTAACTTTAAAAACTGCTCTAAATTCATTTAAAATCACGCTCCTTATTTAAGCTTTTTAAAGAATCCTATTTGCTTACCAACTTCCTCTTTTAACTTCAGATCTTTAATTTCACTATACTTTAATGTTCCGGCATTGATTCTGTTAACTAACATAGTTACTTGTTTTTCATCATATTTCATATCACATCACCTTTCTCAGCTGTTCTGCCTATGTATAAATTATATAATACTGCAAATAAAAAAGCGAATAAGACAATTTTACTATCTTACTCGCTTAATAATATTAATGTTTATTTACTATTAACTTTATTTCACCAAGATCCTTCTCAATACCATTGAATTTTTGTTCATTGAATATCCTGATACCGTTTATAGCTTCACTGTTTTCATGTAGAGCTGAGATGAAACTTTTACGGTCCTCTCTATTCTCTTTTAAAATTTCACTTATTTCATCAGTATGTTTTTGATGTATTTCTTTCATTTCTTCAGCATGTTTATCGTTTGATTCTATAGCTTCTAAATCTTTTTTATCAGCACGTTTCGTTTGATAAACAACCGCTACAGCTGTGAAAATCAATAATAGGATAGCCATTCCATTAACTAGACCATAACTATCTACAATCTTTAATATAGTTCCTGTAGGTTCCATTAGCTACCCCCAATCGTCAATTTATCTTTAATGTCATTAAATACTTTTTCGCCTACTATGTCGTATTCTTTAATGTCATATATGCTTTCGAATCTTCCTACTTCACTTCTTGCAGCTATAAATTCATTAGCCTTACTTTCTCCAACACCAGGTATAGACATAAATTCTTCTTTAGTACAGTTGTTAATATCTATAAGCTTTGAAGGTTCTTTTTCACCTATGACTATCGTTTGAGTTTGAGTAACTATGTTATTATCACTTTGTTCATAAACGATGCTTACTATAAGTAAAACAACTAACACCACAATAGCATATCTAAGCCATTTGTTGATTGAGTTTTCTTCCATCGAATCAGTTTCCTCCTCACTTAAAAAAATATTGTTATACTTCGAAAAAATAGGAATTTTATTCCTTATACATATTGTAACATATGCAATCATTGATGCGATTAATAAACTTGCAAGTACATATATGGTTAAGATATGGACCACCTCCTAAGATAATTCAGCAATACGTTGATCAATTAATGCTGTAAGTTCTGCAATATCTGCTTCGGTTATGTTGCTCACATTTGAGTTTATTAAAGCTTGTAGACCTGTAGCTTTTAGCTTTTCTAACTTTGATACTACTGTCTGTCTTGCTATACCTCTAATCACTCTAGCTTTACTCATTACCAAAACCCCCCAGCTGTAAGATTCATTTCAAAATTAACTTGTATATCTTCGTCCATTTGTGCTAGACGTTCTTCTGTAGTTGATGGTTTTATTATAGGTACAATAGGACAAAATTCTTCAATGTTCCCAGTGATAATATAATAATCACCATTAGGCATTAATCTTTTAGTTTCAATCAAAGTCGAAGTTGTTACTTCTTCGCCTTCTATTATTTCTACGGTATCATCAAAAGTTTGGATCATTGTATATATCAATACTTCAATTTCTTCTTGAATTTCATAAATAGGTGTTTCAACTATTCTTTCCATATTTACACCTCATAGCTTCCTGTTATAATCATTTCCCATGCTACTGCATCTGTTGCTGTACTGAAATTTCTAAATTGAACACCTAAACCTGCATCATCATCAATGTAAGCTATAGGATTACTCCAAGTTGTATTAACTTTTTCTTGAGAGCTTGCACTAATAACGGAATCGTTATCCTTAGGTACTACTGGTAAGCTTACTCTTAAATCAATTGCACCGTTACCGTCTGCGCTAGATAGACTGATATTAAAGTCTATTTTATTTCCTATTTGTCTATATCTTGCAATAGTAGTAATGCTTGCAGGTGGTGTTCCTGTAAATATTAATGTAGGAACATAATCTAACCATGTATTAATTACGTCTCTAGCGACTTCTGCTGTACCTGCTTTTGCTGCATATGATATTTCTGTGATGGAATCGGTAAAATAGCTTTGTATTACATTGCTACCTCTTGCGCCTAAAGCTAACTTCATATCTGATAAGTTAGAAGTAATAGACAACTCATACGGATTATTATAATCATTATTTAAATATGCAATCAAGATTACGTCTGTACCGCATTTTACCATGTTGAATTCAACAACATCTTTATCATCTATTAATAAAGATATCACGTCCTCGTCGGCAGTAATTCCGCTTTCTACGCTTCTTAATTGCAAAATGTCATTTTGTATCCTGGCTAGAATATAGTTTGTTGCGCTATTGTATGCAGCAACACCATAAATATCGCTTGAACCACCACTCGATATTTTCGCATCGATAATAAAATCATCAAACAACGTGTTTCCTACTAATGCAGCTATACTATCGGTAGCTACACCTAATTCTTTACGTGTGATTATACCAAATTCTTTAATCATAAGCCATTCGCCACTATTAATCTCGTAGTCATTAATCCCAAATCTTTGGAACGGGTTGGGAATATCAAGCACTGAGTCCTTTTTGACTAGCTGGGCGTATTGAAAATTTATATCTTGAACATCTGTTGATATTATTTTTAAGCCAATAGATTGTATATTATTAAGTGTTGCACCGCTTCCTGCAGTTACAAGAGTAGATTTTTTAATTGCATACTGCTTAAATCTATCTTCTAAAGATACAAGAGTGCCTTCAACGTAATTCCCGGCTAATACAGCATCGCTAGAAAGTCTAAAATGTACACTTGTTATATTCGCCGATGTTGTAAAGTTCATATCTACTACGATAAAATCATCGCTGGTAGAAATTTCACCACTGTTAAGTTTTTCAAAGTCGATAGCTGGAGAAATGTTATTTTTATCAGGTGTCATAGCTCCTATAACAGTAGTGAATTGTATTGACTGCGATCCTAAAACTTTGTTAATAGTGTCAGCTACAGGCGTACCGCCAGTCCACAACGTTTCATCTTGTCCATCATCACCAAGCTTAGTATTTCCATAATAAGCTGCTAGATTTGCTGAGAATGAATTTCTTATAGCATTAACAACTGCAGTTACAAAAGTATCCATTTTGTTTCTATACCAATTGTATTCTTCTGCAGGAACTCTATCAAACTGATCTCTACCATCATCTTTTCTTTCTGTGCTTGGTTCTGATCCTATATTATCCCATCGTATTTCATTTAAATCTAATTTTTTTACACTCGACATTAAATAGCACCTCCTAATTGTCCACCTATTGTTTCTGCTGGATTTGATAAACCTTCTGTTTCACTTGTTTCTCCATCAACACCGCCCAATATTAAAGAACCTAATAAAAATACATCAACACCAACACCAGCTGCAGCAACATTGTCTGCTAATTCTTCCAAATCATCAAAATCTGTTATCGGTCCATCAACGGGAACTTGAATCTCAATGTTAGCAATATCATTTTCATTTATACCTATTTCATCAGTATCAAATGTAAGTTGAAGTATTTCTCTGATATCAGGTATTGTTCCAGTTGAAACATTCTTAACATCTTCAATCTTTATCGCTGTTCGATATTCTTCATCAGTTCTTCCAAGTCTAGGTAGATTAACATTTGCACCTAGTACATCAAGACCGAAATCATGTGCTTGATCAATGTCGTAATTATCTATTACATCTTGCATAACCAACGAAATTTCATCAAACTCAGTTTTAAAAATTCTTAGTATAGATTGATTGTTTGAATTCTCGTTATTTCCGTAAAAATGAGCTAACAAAGATTTCATTCTACTAATATCTACTGTCATGATGTAACCACAACCTTGGTATTATCTGTTTGAGCTTTTTCCGTTGCTCCAATAGTAACATCAGCTGGTAAATAAGTAATATCATCTGTTGATGATTCAAGTACCAAATTAGTTATACCTGGAACTCCTGCACCTATCAAACTTGACATTGTAAACAATATTACATCATCACTTATCTGTAATCCATTAATGTAATCAACTATGATAGCCTTAACTTGATCGTCACCATTTACAGGATAATCAGAGGTCTTGGTTACTACAGCATCAATCCACACATCAATAGTAGTTGGTCTTTCGAATCCGATTGTTATGCTGTTTCCTGAATCATCAACAAAACCTACCGTTTCAGCTCCGAATGATTGAATTCCACCAGCCTTAGTATTGAATATACTAGTTGCAACATCGTTATCAGAACCTCCCAACACAACTGGACTAATGGCTTTTGGTGGTATTCCACCAACTGTTGCAAAAGTATCATTCTCCTGAACAAGTGCATCGGTTACACCAGCTGTTGCAAGCAATGTAGTTCTGATAGAATTCGATGTAGAACGTCCTAATAATGCGATTGATTCCTGCGCTCTTGCTCTTAACTCTTCATCAGTTTCTTGATTTGTACCCGATGTGAACGCACTAGCATTTGTTATGCTGTCTAATCCTGCTAATGGGTTCGTTATGACGATTATTGTTCCTGATGATACATTTCCATCCGTTCCTGTCAATAATGCTTCAACATTAATATCAACCGTTCCACCAGTGATAGTTCCTGCTGCTTTAGTTTTAAACTGAATTCCGCTTTCTGTTTCTCCTAAGAAATCAATAGGTATGATCGTTCCGTTAGTTCCTAAGAATGATACAGGTTCATCAGTTAATTGTCCTGCCTTTAATGCTTGGTTACGTCTGACACCGATTCTCTTGGTTAAGTAATCTAAACCTACACCTTCAGCCTGATCAAATTGACCTTGTGCATATACATTTCCTAACTGTTCCCATAAACTAGCTAATTCTTCAGCGGTTACACTGAAGAATTGTTTCTGTGGTGTTCCATCTCTTAAATCGAAATCTTCACCAAAGTTTTCAGCTTGCTTACCAGTTGTTTCCATGCTGTCTAATATCTCTTGAAATGTTTTTACGTTGAATCCTGTTGTTGTTATGCCGAACTCCATTAGATAATCACCTCATCTTCTATTAATTCTGTTCCTGCTGTTACTCTGAAGCTTATGGTTACTTTTCTTGTTTCAGTATCAAACGAAGCTGAAATTGATTCTATGGTTTCGATTCTTTCTTCATTTGATAATGCTTCTCTAACATCTAGTTCTATTTTATCTTCATCGAATTCAGCACCTATCAAGTTTTCATGAGATAATCCGAATTCAGTATCTAAAAACCACTCACCTTTTCTTATAGAAAGTATAGATTTTATAGATTGATTCAATTCTTCTGAATCAGTTATGATTGAAAATGAATTGCCTGTAAAATCCATATCTCCGGTTTCTGTTACCTTTAATGTTTTAGCCAAGAATATTCGCCTCCTATGGATTTCTCTGAGTGATATTAACTTTATCACCATTTAGATTAATATCAGCTGTTCCGGTAGTTGTAAGATTAATGTCTCCTGCAGATAATATATCAATTCCACCTGTACCGTTTAATGTTATTTTTCCACTTGGATCAATGAATATTTTAGCATTAGGTGTTTGTATCAATAAATCATTTTCGTGTGAAGTATCAAGAGTGTTGTTAAATGGATTAAGATTAAAAGGTAAAGCAATTGCATCTGTCATCGAATGGATATCTTCAGCATTAACTTCTTTCAATTCACCTGACAACACCAAGTTTTGAATATCATAATCAATTATTATTAAAGGAACAAAATCACCTTTAGCTATAGGTGGTCTGATGAAATATGATCCATTTCCGAAATCCCATAATGGAACATCAACTAACTTAGGTAAAAGCGTTAATACTCCATCTAACAATACTTTGTGCTGCGGTTGTACTGTAATCTTATTAAGTGTTTTATCTATTGATTCCACTTTTCCTACTAACGATGTGAATATAGCATCACTCATATTGAATAATAATTTCTTCATCACCTTTGATTCTTTCACTATAAATTCACCTCCACACTTACAAGCTCTACTTCTGTTACAAAATCTTTTGAATGATTACCTCTTAATACCATAAAAAAACCACTTACAACATTACTTTCTAACTGAATAATTGATCTAGGCTTTATATTTGCATTGAATAACATTTGTATTCTATACTCAGCCTGTGAATCTTTATCATCAATTTTAGTAGGTTTATTAAGTAGTCCTGAACTTTCATTCAGTAAGAATCCTGTTTCAAATCCTTGTGTTGCTGTATTTATGTCAATATTTCCATTGCTGATTATTACATTCGAACCACATTCTTTTTCTGCTATCTGCCTGATTACATTGGATAATTTACCATATACCGTTTTACCAGTTTGATAAACAATGTTATTAACTAAGTTTATAGATCCTAAATTCAAGCCTATTCCGCTTACAATGTTATTTAAAATAGTTAATGCATCCACTGGTCCTGTAAAAGTTTCACTTATGTTAGCTTCAAGCCATTCTTTTGAACCATCTTGAATATTTATTATAGTTGCTTTGTCTACACCTTCATCAGTAGTTTCTACCTTGGTGATTACTCCTGCTGTAGCAAGTCCTAAATTATTTCCATATCCAGCGTTGATTAGTATTGCATCATTTTTATTTATCTTAGAAATAGTATCGTTTGATAAATTGTATATAGTGCATGAATAGAAATTAGGATCACCATCATCTGCAAAATCACCTTCGAAAAATATGTCTAAATCGGGGTATAACAGCTTTTTATCTAACCCCTCAACAATTACCTCAACTTTCTTAAGAAAAAGCTCTGACACGCCATCACCTCCTATATATATATTAACACAAAACAAAAGAAGGAGTTAATCACCCCTTCTTCGTTAATTCCTTGCTATGAACTTTACCATTCTTAATTATTATCTCGAAATTATACATTTCATCAGAATAGTAAATCTTTTTAATATGATTATTTTGCACATTTCCTAAGTCGATTTCTCTAACATTATTACCTAATATTTTTTTTACTTCTGATTCGTACATACCTATTTCAATTTCAATTGATTTTTCAGATATGATAATTGGTTCTTTGTAATTATGAAATGTAGGAAAAAACGATAATGTTATTGGTACAACAATCAATGTAGCTATTATATAAGCTATAATCTCACTAGTTTTCATATAGATCACCTCAAGGTGATTATATCATTCAAATATCCATAAGAAAACTGTTTCGTTTAGATTCTCGAAATTAACTTCAGTTTCTTGCTTTGCTAAATCATAAGGAGTTATACCTTCCAATGGAAATCT